GCCATCGCCGGGAAAACCTCAATATCAGTAACCTTCACAACACGACGTCCAGTAGTATGCAATACACACAAACGGCCATAACGATCCTTGCAATTTTCAAAGGCAAAGCGATACACAACTCCATTGTTAACCTTAACCATTTTACGAGGAATAGCAGTAAAAAGACGATAACCAGAATCATCAGTAATAGCATACAGTTCTCCATCAACATCGAATAAAGGAACACTCAAGCGAGAACCAGACAACCGTCGATCTTCTAACGTATTAATCCTCATGCAAAACCTCCTGTACAAAAATTGACTTTACGAACATAAACAGTTAAATGAATTTTCTTTTTCATTTTCAAATCTGTTTATATTTAACATTATAAACTACCTTTCAAATCTTGCCTAGCTTTTTTTAATAAAATATCAATTTCATTTTGAATTGAATCGCCAATTTTAGAAGCAGCTTCAAATTCATCATAACCTTGTTCAAGCCAATAATCCATACTTTTAGCAATCGAATCCTCCTTACGGCGATGAGATAAAACAACACGATCATATTCATCATAGGGCAAACGCTGATACATCTTTTTTAAAAAATAACGTGGAATGCGATGATGCTTACCATCGCAAGTAACAATAAAACCATCTTTATAAACTTTATCCAAATCAAGCTCATCAAGCACACGAGAACCAAGACCTTGCGAACACAAGGAAAAAGGACGCAAACGACCAAGATAAAAAGTATCTCCCAATTCATTATTCAACTTATCAATAACATAACCAGCAACATAATTAAATGAGCCATCCTTGACAGGCAACAAGGCAATATGTCCAGCAGTCCAGGACGATTTAACATCATCATAATCAGAAACAGGATCAACTCCAAATAAAATAGCATGATAATGGGGTCGATAAGTATGGTCCCCATATTCACCAGCAGCAAAAAACTTAATCTTACGAGAACCAAGACGCTTGCGCAGACGCTTAATGAAAAGCTGAACATCACGTTTAACCAAAGTAGGCAGGTAAACAGGAGAATCATCAACAGTACATAACTGCAACGGTAAATGTTCATCATCATAAGTAAGAGTCAAAAAAGAACAAGACGTCCAGTAGGAAGATTCAAGAAACATTCTTAAAGCCCAATCTGAACGCCTATTAATACGACAAGCAATACATTGACCGCATGGCACCTGAACTGTTTGTGAAACGCCGTTAACCTGCAAAGAGCGTTCAATAGTAACAGGTGATATGCACTTCACATTCGAATACCTCCTCGAGAATTTCCATAACGTCGATGCCTACGGCCACGACGCAAACGATAACCTTTAGCAGCACCAAAACCACGTCTACGACTCATACTAAAACCTCCTTCTGCGGAACTTCTTCCTAAATCTGCGACGGTACCTCATAAACTTCACCTCCAACTTTGTGTCTGACTATAGTTTGTTTCTCATACAAATAGTCAGAACCAGTTTCAATAGCATCACGAACATTATCCGTAACACAACCATTAATCAAAACGAATACTGCCACCATGACCAGCAGGACGATCAGTAGGTACAAGACCTTTCTTACGGAGCCACTCGAGCCAACTGTCTTCACCATCGAGCACATTGTCTTTAAAAGCATTTTTAACTTTATCCAGGCCTTCCTTAAAAGGCTCAACAATGCCATCTTTAACCACATCTTCAAAAACCTCCTTTACCTTAGTTATAGGAGTAGTCTTCACAGGTTCAGGAAGGCTGCTCACATCAGAAACATCAAAAAAACGCAAAAGCGCAGTCTTGAAGTCAATCTTACCAGAAAACAAATCACGAACAGCATCTTGTCCACGCTGACTAGTAAGAGCACCAAGAAACATAGCAGACAATCCACTGTCTTTAGAAGTACGTCCAAAACCTCCATCAGCATAAATATCAGCATCATGCGATATAATGCGATTCTGCTGATTAATATGCTCAGTTTCAGCATTTAACCTATCAATATCCGCTTGAGTACGTCTACCATTCAAAACTTCATTCTTAAGAGCTAAAGCCTGCGTCAAATAAGCAAAATTCTTAGCAACGCCGCTAAGTTGAGGAACAGAAGTATTAACCACAGCACCTGCATTAGCGGCACTACCAGCGGCAAGCTGTTTATTAATTCCAGCAGCCTGCAAATCAGCTGCACGTCGTTGTACAGCAGTATCTTCACGTGAAAAAATCTGCTGTTGCAAATTCTTCTGATAATTAAGCTGATCACGTTGCAAACCGTAATTTAAACCAGAAGATAACAAACCGCCAGCAAAAGAACCTAAAGTACCAATAGCTGAAGCAACACTTTCAAAACTCATAAAAAACCTCCAATTTAAAAATTGGTGTCACTTGGCCCAGTACATATCAAGTAATTGTACTGGGCCAGTCAAAAATCATTCAACCGTAGGAGTCGGATCAACAGCGGGAGAAGGCTTCACAGCTTCATCAGGCGGCGTAGTAACGCCGCCGGATGCGGACAGCGTACTGTCACGCATCTTAACAAATTCACGCCGTAGCTCTTGCCTACGACGCTCCACGTCAACAACATCAACATCAGGATCACGCTCAATTCTAGAAATATTTTCAGCAACATACCTATCAGCATCCTGGTCATACAAATCAGCACGCATAGCAGCGAGCTGATTACCAGCAACCATTTGCTCAGCAATTATCTGACGAAGAGTACGAAAACCAGCAGTAGAAACAACTCTATCAGGTGATAAGACATGAGTACGAGGCGGATACCTCAAATCAAATTTAGTATTAAAACGCATAAAAAACCTCCATTAAAAATGATCAACAAGACCAGGTTCGGCGAGATATGGCATAGGACGAGACGCAGAAACGATATTACCAACAGTCCATATCATAGGATATTCATCAGTAACGGCAAAACAACGCATAAAATCCATATCCGTACCATCAGTGGCGATAAAAGAAGCATTCAACTGAGGACGGGCATCAAAAGTACGTCCCATATGCCAGAAATTAAAATCATCACGCAAACCACCAGCAACATAAGACGGATGATACCGCATCTCATTGTAGCGGCCAGTATAACCAAAAATAGTTGAGTCACCAGCTGAACCATCAAAATACAATTCACCAGAAAATATCTCTTGTTCGCTAAGGTGAGCAAATTCCGGCCAATAAAAATCAAAACGATCTTTTCTTAAAAACATTCGATTAACGCCCTGTTGATAAGAAGCCTTAACAGAAACAGACATAAGTGTAAGAAGATAGCCATACTCTTAAACTCGAATAGAACCAAGAGAATCACGACCAGCGACGAGACCATGGCCGGCGAGATTTCCCTGGGGAGAAGTATCAGTAGAATCAGAAGTCTGAAGAACTTCAGAAACCATAACAGGAAAAGTAGCACCGCCAATATATTGAGGACGCTGCAGACGAGCATCAGAAGGAGCTACACCAAAATGCGAACGAAGGAGTTCAGTATAACGTACACCGGCACGAGCATTTCGTTCTTGCCATTTCTGAGTCTGAAACATAATCCTAAAGTCATTCGCATCAAAAGTACCAGCACTAGAAAAATCCACAGAATTATTATTAAGAGATGATACAGGAAAGCTAACAGAAGCGGAAACCCTACGAGCCGATACAGACGAACTATTAACGACAATACTGCTACTACCATTTGAATAAAGATTATTGGCAGGAACAGTAGTAGTAGAAGTCTCCGCAATCGGATAAATAGTTTTACTCAAAGGAGAATCAAAAATAGCACTAGAAGTACCAGTAATAGGAAGAGAAGGAGCATCACCACGCTGCTGGAAAGGCAACGCAGAAGTAAAATAATCCTTACGCCAGGCACGCAAAGCGACACTATTATCATACAGATCACGAACAAGACCTAAATCCTCAGTCTGCAAATTTTCATCTCTAAAAAATTCATTCCAAACTTGATTATAAGCCGCCCAGGGATACTTAAGAATAGTAAGACCTGTAGAACCAGTCAAACCAAGAGGCAAACCAAAATAATCCCAAAGAGAATGCTTAACAGAATAAGACGCAACTTCCTCACTAGTAAAAACCGGAACAGTCTTGGTAGTCGTATTAGATTCACCACCAGAGATGATCTCTTCCCAATCTTCATCAATAATTCGAATAGGAACAAAAAAGCTAAAAAAAGATACATGCATCTCCTGCAAAACAGGAGCAACCATCGGATTAAAACGACAAACCGCATTAACACCAACTCTCATGTAATCGCCAGGAACACATTCAATCAAACATACAGGTATCAACTGATTAAAAGTACAGTCAAACTTAACTTCATGACTTAAATTAAAAAAAGACTTACGTGGACGAGTTCCACCTGTTTGCGAAAAAATATCCATATTAAACTCTCCTTATAAAAAAAAGGGCATAGAAAACTATGCCCAATATAATATCACTGCAAAGAACCTAACGCAACAACAAATTCAGGATAATCCAAAGGAATTATACAACCAGAGCTCATATCTATACAAGCTAGATGAACCAGTTCATAATCATCCAAAAACTGCTCAGGAGCCTGATCCTTACCAGCACGAAAAGAACGAGTAGCTGTCGAATTATTCTTACTAATAAAAATACTAGTAAGCTCATTAGCACGCTTGTCACGAATCCCATAAATTTCCATAATTACTCAGATCGGAAGAGCACACGTCTGAACTCCAGTCACTCGGCGAAATCTC